CGCCCATAACGTGAAATCAGCACGTCTCTGAACTTATTGTTCCATTTTGAAAAATCTATCTCAATATACAATCTAAAGCAAGGCTCTCCCGATATGTGCCGAGGTGGGACCCCAACAAGTGAGTGCAAATGGAGCTGTTGCTCAGTTCGACCCATCGTCATCGTCTGGTAAGGAAGATCCTGGAAGGGTCCAGATTTAACATTTGATTGTATGATCCCAAGAGGATACCTCCACCTTAGTTGAACCATACAGAACATTCGTGGTGCGACCTTGAATTCTTTCTCTTTCGGTTTGAGTAGCACCAGAGGTCGAGATCCACTATGCTCGTACTCATCATTGGCCCACGAGTTGAGCATCTTCTCGGCTGTCAAAGTGCTAGCTAGCGTCGCAGTCACCACTCGTCGGTTGACACCCGACTGTATCTCCCCCCTGTAGATGCGTCTAGTCTCCTCAAATGAGGGTGCGCATGCTTTGTCGAGGATGAATGGAGTCAAATCCTGGTACATGTTGAACTCGTACATTTGGCCGAATTCAACATGTGCCCACTCAGCGATATGGTACTCATTGTCGGTGATGGTCGCTTGCCCGCGTTTGTACATTTCTTCTAACTTCAGATCATCCTTGGAGAATGATAGGGACGGCCATGATCCGGTGCGGGCCACGAAGTTCTTGAGAGTCAGATGGCAGTAGATCCACTCTGATCGAAGAACGGAATACGGTGACAAAAGCGCCTCTCCGCTGGCTCCATCATGTACTGTCTTTCCACCTTCTCTAACGTAGACAATTGGAAATCCAGTGGTTTTTTGCAGACCAAAAATTTCAACCACCTCTTGTAGGGAGCATGATCGCAACACGGAGTCTAGACGATCCAGCACCCCAAATGCCTGGTCATTGATGGACAAAGAAGGCGCAGGTTGACATGCCCCAGGAACAGCTAGAACCGCTCTTAACTTCTTTGCTACCTTCTCCCTCATCCTCCCGTATGCTCCTATCGTATCTAAGTCCCCTCCCGAGATTGTGGATATGTAACACTTTGATAGTGACTCCAGCGATTTCACCACCTCATATGCTCGGTTATGTATAGAGACCACAGAGTCCTGCCACCGGAATATCTCCACTATTATGCTTTCCCGCATCCTGTGGAGCAACCTGTTCGCCATGAGGCATGTGTACCGCACGTTCACTGCGCTGGCCAGGTTAAGGAATAATGCAATCGGCCCTACTGTGACACTCTTGGAGCTTGTGTTGAACTGAGCAACACTGTGTTGGTTCACCAATAGTGTTAGTCCTACAAACTCTAATCCAACAGTAAACGACTCTTGTGCATTCTCGGCGGATAAGCGCTGTAGCCTCCAGACCGCATGCTGC